AGGGGAGGACACATGAAAAAAGTACTAATTGTTGAAGATGATGTGCTGATCGCTGAGCTGGAAAGAGACTACTTGGAAGCCAACGGATACGAAGTGGAGACAGCCAACAACGGCAGAGACGGACTAAAGCTAGGATTGGAAAATGAGTATTCATTAATATTGCTGGATGTAATGCTGCCCAGCAAAAACGGATTTGATATATGCAGGGAGATACGCAAAGCAAAAGATACTCCCATAGTTTTGGTAACTGCCAAAAAAGAGGACATAGACAAAATAAGAGGACTAGGGCTAGGGGCGGATGATTACATAGTGAAACCCTTTAGCCCATCGGAGCTGGTAGCCCGTGTAAATGCCCATATAAATAGGCACGAGAGGCTGACAGCGGGGGCAGGAAATAGCAGAGCAAGCGAAGAAAATATAGTATTTGGCGACCTGAAAATACTGCCTGCATCAATGCGCGTTTTTGTAAAAGGGGAAGAAACAGTGCTAGCCAACAAGGAGTTTGAGCTACTACTGTTTTTGGCGAACAATCCCAACATAGTGTTTTCAAAAGACAGGTTGTTTACTAGGATTTGGGGCATGGATGCACTAGGAGACACTGCAACTGTGACGGTGCACATAAATCGGATTCGTGACAAGATAGAAGAGGATTCATCCAACCCAAGGTACATTGAAACTGTTTGGGGTGCAGGGTATAGGTTTACGCTAGAATAAGAAAAAACGCCGAGACTAAAATAATCTTGGCGTTTTGTTTATATAGATTTAGTATTCTTTTGGCGTCTCGCTAAGCACAGCTTTGGTTATAATCCACTCTGGGAAAAAGCGTCTTGCAAGGCGTACACCTACTGTAGTGCCGAAAGGAAACATATTCTCTTTTTTGTTTTTTAATATTCCTTTAATAACATACTCAGCTGCTTTTTCCTCACTAATTTCGTTTGGAGCAGGTATGCCATCATCTCGCACTGCATCGGTATCTACAAAACCTGGATGTATGGTTTGCAGGTGAATGTGGCTGTGACTAAAGTGTTTCAGCTCCATTCGGGCAGTTTGCAAAAACAACCGTACAGCGCCCTTGGATGCCGTATAGTCTCCCTGCATAGGTATGCCGAAAAATGATGCAAGAGAATTCATATGGGATATCATACATTCAGTTTTTTGAGTGAGCATTTGCCTCATAATTGGAGTATAGAAATTGATAAACGTTTCAAAGTTAACTCGCATACATTTTTTTATGGTTGCAGCAGGAGTTTTGAGCGTGTTAGACGGCGGACCGATTCCGATATTCAAAATAGCCAAATCAATTACACCATACATATCAATAGCATTTTGCACTACGCTTTCGCAGAAATCTTCATCCAAGGCATCGCCTGCGTAGTAGTGACACACAGAGCCGCTGTTTTTAATAATTTCAGCAGTCTCTATTAGCAGGTTTTCACGCCTTGCAGTTATTATGATTTTGTTATTTAGCTTGCCTAGAGCAATCGCTGTAGCATGGCCTATGCCAGATGATGCGCCTGAAATTAAAATGACTTTATTATGTATGTCCATAAAATACCCCTTTTGATAATATGATTTTTGATACGGTAAATAATAATTTTTTTAATATTGCGAGAACTTAATTTGCTAATCTACTATACATAATATCATTAATGAAACACGTTGTCTACTGACCAGATAGCTAAGGCTGTAAACTATAGCTACAGCAAAAAAGATCTGTATAGAAATTGTTTAGATTTTGTTTATAAGCTCATTATTTGGAATTTAGAAACGTTGTATAGAATGTAATCAATCAATAAAAACAAAGCAAAAAAAAGGAGCACAATATGAAAAATAAAAAAATAAGATTGATTACAATGATGGTAATTCTAGTGATGGTACTTGCAGCATTTGCAGGATGCACACCACAAAACAACGAACAGGCAGAAAGACAAGCAAACGAGGTTGGCGAAACTAGAGAGCACACAGAAGGCAGCGAAAACACAGAGGGCAATGGAAACGAAGCAAGTGAGGCAAATGCCGGAAGCCACTCCGAGACTGCAGGACACGAAGAAGGCGCAGAGGGAACAGAGGGCGGAGACGGCGGAAGCCCAATACTAGCGCTTGATGAAGGCTGGGATGCTGTATATGAAGGTTTGAGATTTGTGATGAGCTACGACGCTGCGACCAATGCAGTGATAGGAACTGTGGAGAATGTATCACAGCAAGCAACAGCTGCATTCCACATTGAAATAAACCTAAAACAGGGCAATGTTGGCGTACTGGAGCTGGCAAATGATTTCCCTGTACCTGCATTAAACCCTGGGGAGATGGTGAAAGTTGAACTGCTACTATCAGATGATCCGCTGACTGCGACAACAACATTTGATGGATATATGATTCACCCATGTGGACTGGCAGCAGAAGGCAGCGAAGCGACTGAAACCGGAGAAGAGGGCAGCGGCGCAATGCTAGATATGGGAGCTGTATATGACGTGACACAATATGGTGCAAGGCTGATACTAAGCTATGATGCGAACACACAAAAATTCACTGGCACTGTAGAGAACACTACAAATGCTGTGCTACCAAGGGTGCGAGTAGAAGTACACCTAGACAATGGAGTGGAGCTAGGACCAACAGGCGCAGTTGACCTACAAGCAGGCGGCGCAATGTACGTTGAGCTGGACGCAACAGGGCAAAACTTTTTGCAATGGACGACACACTGCGAGGTTGGCAATGCAGAGCATGGCAGCGCAGGCGAAACTGGTGACACATCAGAGGGAAGCGAATCATCAGAAGGTGGCGAAAGCGGACATGATGAAAGCGGTGAATCATCCGAGGGTGGACATGACGAAAGTAGCGAAGGATAAAATACAATTAGTAAAGAGTAAAACCACGGAAAATATCCGTGGTTTTATTTTAGTTCGCCGAATTATTAGGCTTATACTTCGTGTGTAACCATGTGCGATAAGTTTTTATCGCGCATCTAAATTATACAGGTAATTTGTGGTATAATAATTTGGATTAAATATAAAGAGGGAAGACATGAAGATAATAGTATCGCCTAGCAAAACGCAAAAGATAATGATGGAAAAAAATGTTGCATCCACACAGCCTAGATTTAGCGAGCAGGCGCAGAGCATAAACCAAGCACTAAAAAAAGTCAGCGCAAGGTAGCTGAAAAAAATATACAAATCCAGCGATAATATAGCAAGCGAGGCATACCAAAACATACATAGCTATGATGATGCAGACGAGGGGCAGGCGATATTCAGCTATACGGGTGCGGTATATAGCAATATGAAAGTGGATGAACTAAACGAGGAGCAGGTTAATTATCTGAATGATACATTGGTGATTTTGTCGGCTCACTATGGGGCGTTGCGACCATTTGATTTGATAAAAAACTATAGGCTGGACTACAAAATGCAGATACCCAAACTTGCTTTAAAGGATATATGGGATTATAGGGTGAATGAATATCTAGGAGGAGAAGTTATAATTAATTTGGCTTCCAGTGAGTTTTCATCAATGATTAAAGGCAGTAAGATAGACATTGAGTTTAAAGAGAGGCGGAACGGGAAATACAAGGTAATAGGCACGTATGCAAAGATGGCAAGGGGCAGGATGATAAATATGATTGCCAAAAATATGGTGGAAAGCCCGGAGGAGATAAAGGGATTTAGCGTGTTGGGGTATGCATACAATGAGGAGTTATCTAGTGATAGTAGGTATGTATTTACTAAGGGGAGTTGATTAGGGGATTGTTATTGAACGTAGTATAATATGGTAAAAAATATAGGGGAAGTTAGCAAGAAAAACCCCTCCGCCTGTTGTGACAGGCACCTCCCCTACAGTGGAGGCCAAGGTTGGAAAATGATAGGCACCTTTTTACATACTGAGAGTAGAGATAAAGAGTGAGATGAAGGAGAGAGCAAATGGACAAAATGAACACAAGCGAAATAGAAGGATACGGCATTGAATTGGTAGACAGAATCACTAATGCGAAGTTCACACAAGGATTTAGGGGCTATGGCACAGCAGAGGTAGACGATTTTTTGGATAGCCTAATACAGCAAATTAAAGTTAATAGCACACCAGATATAATCAATCAAATGATTAAGACTGCCGACATAGCGAATATGACATTTAAAAAGGGATTTCGTGGATATGAGGCAAATGGAGTAGATGTTTTTTTGAAAAAGATATCAAAAGATATTGAAAAGCTAAATGAAATAAAGAGTAAGTATATTAAATAACTTTTTATATGCTAATAAGAATATTGGATTGAAAATAAATACCATTTCTGATAATATATAATGGTTATTAAAAAAATAAAGAGGTAGTAATATGTTAGGACGCACGTTTAGAACACTAAAAAAGAACCCGAAAATACTATTGCTGTTTGCTGCAATGTATGCTGTGCCGTTGGTGATATATGTGGTAGCATTTTTCTCGATTTTTCCAAACATCAGTAACGCATATATGTTTGAAGGATCTGGCTTAAATGAAAATTTCTTTATAATGTACTTTGCAACTATGGGTACATATCTAGTTTTGAGCTTAGCGATGATAACTTTAGTTGTGCCATCAGTATTAAACTATATATATGAAGTATGTGCAGGAATAGACACAAAGGGATGGTACAAAAGGGGATTGCAACGAAACTGGTGGAAGCTCCTTGTATTATTTATTATTTATATTGCAATTATATTTGCAGTGATGCTTGTAATAGGTATTATTGCAGCAATTGCAGGCAGAGCCTTTTGGATTGCATTTATTTTGCTATTTATCATTATGATTCCTATTGTGGTGTATTTGACAATTGCCATAGCAGCAATTATTGCAGAGGATGATTTTGGAAGAGCACTTGGAAATGTTTTTAAATTAGGCAGCAAATTTTTCTTTAAGTTGCTAGGCAATATGGTATTGATAGCAATACCTTCATACATTTTCAGCGCAATATATTCGGGTATGCAGATGAGATCATGGATGAATGATTCGTTTAGTACAATGGAATCATACTTTTCTACAGGATATATAGTAATGATGGTATTTACTCTGATTTATGGTATGCTTGCTTATGCATATCTATATACATATACTATGAACTCATATCTAAATGAAAAAGGAATGTTTGATACACCTGCACCTAATACTGAGGGAGATGTTGGTATGACAGAAAGTATAGTGATAGAAGCTGATATAGAGAGAATGGACAGATAGCAGTATTGAAATATAGTACAGAAAATAAAAGGAGCAATATGCTCCTTTTTTGATGCACTGATTACTATGCTTGTGTGACCAGTAAAATATATTTTACACTAGTTATTTGCAAGGAATGTGATATAATATTAGATGCATATTAAAAAAAGGTAAGGGATGCGAAATGACAGAGAATAAGGGAAAAATGTTCGAGGAAGAGTACAAAGAGCTTGCGAAAAAGCTGATTTATATAATCGAGAATGCGAAGTTTAACAGGGTTCGCAAAGGCGGATACAGCACCGAGCAGGTGGATGAGTTTTTAGATAGTTTGATGCTGGAGATAGACAAGCACAGCAGGCACCAAAACATAGCTAATCTAATAAAAACGACAAATATTGTTGATGTGCTATTCGATAAAGAAAAGAGCGGCTACAACATGGGTGAGCTGGACGACTTTTTGGATTTGTTGGAGATGGAAGTAGAGAAGCTGAATGTGGTTAAGCTTAGGTATATGTAAATGTTGAGGCATCCTTATGGGATGTCTTTTTTAATGAAATAGGATGTTCTGCACATATGCAGAACAAGGTGTTATGTGCACATAACACCTCTTAAATGAAAAATCGCCGATTTCGTTACCTATCGTTAGATAAGTGGTAGAAATGAAAAGTGAAGTTAGAATGAAACCTCTCAGACTCACTGGGGTGAGCCAGCCGGGATGCATGGGCGAGCAGTAAACTCAGCAGAGTTTATGACCAGCCTCTCCTACAAGGCGAGCTAAGGGGGAGATAGTGAAATCACCTCTTAGACCTTTGGACGTTTATCGTTCAGGATATATATGGAGCAAGAATATGATGATGGGATTTAATAATGGAATTATAGAAAAGATTGCCGAGGCGATAGCCGATGCACTGATAGAGGGGGCAGAGGAGATAGCGGCGGAATCCAAGGAGCAGGTGCCGAAAAAGAGCGGGGCGTTGAAGGAAAACTGCAAGGTTCAAGCATTAGGCAAAATGGATGTAGCGGTTGGGTACGATTTGGCGTATGCTGCAGCGGTGCATGAGGACATGGAGAGTAGGCATAGCATAGGCAAGGCAAAGTATTTGGAAGATCCGTTTAATCAAAAAGCTGAGGACATAATAAATGACGCGGCGCAAAACATAAAACTAATTCTCGATTAAAAGCTGTTTTAGGTCGCAGTGATTTTATATAGACTCGGTATTGGAGAGAGGAATATACTCTGTTGTTTTGCAAGTGGCAATGACAAAGAGTAAAGAGAAACATCCAAGATAAATTGGTAGATTTTAATTGAAGATTAGCAATAAGAAGGTGATATAAATGAGTATGATACGAGATATAAAAACCTATTTGATTGCAAATGGGGTGAGCACGCCTGTGTTTTTGGGGCATATTCCGGAGGGTGAGATTGAGTGCATAGGTCTATATAGGTATGCAGGGAAGCCGCCGCTAAAGGAAGCTGACATTGAAAGGTGCGGATTGCAGGTGAGGTGCAGGGCGAAAGAATATGAGGATGCCCATGATAGGGCAAGGTTTATTTGCACGCTACTAAGCAGCATTGGCGATGAAGGTATAGATGGTGATGCTGCGGTGATTGATGGGATGAAGTATTTTAGGGTGCATTCGGTCAATAGCCACAATATAAATGAGAATGATGAGTATGTTGAGACGGTTCAGAACTTTACGGTTTATATGATGAATGGTACGGAGTGAATAAAGTTATTGAAGTAGTATAGTGGAGGGCTGCATTTTTTTCGATTAACATTCTTTTATGTAGCTTGTATTTTGGTAAAAGCAATATAGAAAGATATGAGAAAAAGTGTGCCTGGAATCAATGAAGATGATTAGCATATTGAGACTAATCAGAAATTTATGGTTTATCGAGAATAAAAATGCAATGAAAAATTATAATACAACTTTGTAATCTGCGGAAGATAGACATTACTTTTACAAACAACCTTGGATGTATAAAAATGACATTTCGGACATAAAAAATAGGTGTTTAGCGTATTGATAATACTAACAAATTTTATTATGATAGAATGGTGATAAGGTTAAGAAAAAGAGGTAGATTAAGATGCAAAAATACGTACCCTTAGGATTTATTAGCTTGATTTTATTGATTTTGTTTTTTACATACTTTTTAAATAGAGAGTGGTTTAAAAATGTTGTTAAGACACTAATAATCACAGTTTTAATTTATACTTTGTTTATAGGCTGTATTTTGACTGATAAATATATACGAGAAGAAAGAACGACATATGACAGCATTGACGAGGTAATAGAGGAAAACTACAAATATAAAAATGTGAATATGATAGAGGATGAGGGTTTTTACTATTTAATAATAGACAGAACAAAACAACTTTCAAGCAGTAAAGAGAAAGTGCTGATAAGGTTTGATGATAATAAGTATACCAAATATGATAAATATGCTGAATGGATAGGAAATGTAGAGACTAAGACAACACGAATCAAAGAAGCGGGGACAATAATTGAATATGAGATTGGTGATGAATTTATTGTAATTGTGTTAATGCTAAGTCGTTCTATTAATTATAAAGATATTGATTACGTATATGATGATAATCAGGTGTGGAATTTTGCTTCTTTAGATGGTTATTACTATATCAATGTAGTGGATAAAGATGATTATACGGATGATTATAAGATTTATGCAAGGACTGAATCTGAAGATTACCAGTTAGTTTGTTATGAAGATGATTATTACAAATTTATATGGGAGCGTGTAAAGGAGTAGTACAGAGTACTGATTAATGTAGATTATACAGCAAAGGAACGCTTAAGGGCGTTCTTTTTTACGGTGAAGAAGTATATTGAACAAATGATTAATCCACGATACAATTACTATGACAGACGGAGTAATATGTGTTGGTAGATTGCTGTGGGTGTATATAAATGATATTTAGAGCGATGAAATTAGGTATTTGACATGTTATTGGTACTAACTAATTTCGATATGATAGAATATCAATATGATTCAGAAATATCAAAAGAGGTAGGTTAAGATGCAAAAAGGTATAGAATTATTTGACGGAGTACTAAAGGAAAGTTTGACTGTAAATAAGAAATTTTTATTTAAGCGTCGCAGCTTTATTCCGCGTTTTGCGAAGCTAGGCAAAAGCCTGACTAACCAGAGCAAAGTGCGTGTAAATCTAAGGGAGAATGAAGATTTGGTTGTGCCGCCTATTATGATACTTTCAATTACCAATGACTGCAACCTAAACTGCGCCGGGTGCTATGCCTGCGCACAGGACAGAGTGCGCGAAGAGGAACTGACTATTGAGGAAATCGATAGGGTGATAGGCGAGGCAGTGGAACTTGGCGTTGCAATAATTATGATTGCAGGTGGAGAGCCACTTATTAAGCGTGGTATATTAGATGTTACAAAAAAGTACGATGATGTGCTGTTTGTGATGTTCACAAACGGGCTTATGATAAAGGGTGAGATACTAGAAAAGCTGAAAAAAAGCAAAAACATGGTTTGTGCTATTAGCCTAGAAGGCAGCAGGGATGTGACTGATGAACGCCGAGGCGAGGGCGTATACAACGCAGTAATAGGCAGCATGGAGCGTCTTGATAAAAATGGGTTGCTGTTTGGTTCGTCATATACATTGACCAGCAAAAATTATGATGAGGTAATGGATAAGGACCACCTAAAGAGTATACAGAAAGCAGGATCGTCTGCTGTATTTTTGATAGAATATGTACCGTGTCAGGGAGACGAAGAACTGTGCTTAACTGACAGCCAAAAGGAAGATATGATTAAACGAGTTGATGCATACAGAAAGGATTTGGAGATGCTGTTAATCCCGCTACCTGGCAACGAAGACAAGTTTGATGGGTGCTTGGCAGCCGGCAGAGGGTTTTTGCATATTAGCTCAACTGGCAGTGTGGAGGCTTGTCCGTTTGCGCCGTATTCGGATGCTACAGTGAAAGAGATGAGCTTGAAAGAGGCTTTGGAATCCAAACTATTAAAAGAGGTAAGGGATAATCATCATTTACTGAAAGAAGGCAAGGGTGGCTGTACGCTTGTGAATAATAAGGAGTTTGTTGAGGGGTTGGTGAAGTAAATTGAGTGTGAACAATGAAGAAAATAAAAAAAATAGAAAAGAAGACACAAATATATTACACGTAGCAAATAATTTCCTAACCAATGTAGGAAGAGCAGTATTAGAAACGAGAAAATATGGCGAAAATATTGCATTGTTTTCAGAAAAGATTGATGGTGGATTTAAAAAAATCATAGACAGTTTAAATAAGTTTAACGATTTTATTAAAAAGCAATTACCAGAATATATATCTTTTTATACTAATCAAGGATGGGTTATTCCTCTTGACTTTGATGTTGTAAAAACAATGAGCTTTGCTAAAAGTATGGTAGAGAGCAGAAAATCAAGTAAGGAAATTGAATTAGTAACAAATCAGTATTTTCTAGATAATATAAAGAAAAAGCAAAGAATACAAATTATTAACAAAATAATGGATAATGATTTATTAGGTGAACGAAAACATATTCTCGCAGAGTTAAAAAGAGCAATTGAAAACGATATGTATCATAGTGTAGTCCTTTTACTGATAACAACTATCGAAGGAGTAATTATTGATAATAGCAAAACTGGAGAATGGATTAAGCAAGACAAGCTAATAGAATTTGTTGATAAAGGCGCTGAAAATAACATGTTACTAAAACTTTCGGTCGTTCCGGTTTTTACGGAAATATATTTTCAAAATTTCACGCCGGGAAAGGATAACTTAATTCCGAATGATATATGTAGACATGCAATTGTTCATGGTGTTGATGAGGAATATGGTAATGAGGTTACGTTTTTAAAACTACTGCTAATTTTAGATTTACTACTACATATAATTAATGAGATAAAAATGGAAGAGTAAAATAAATGGTAGTATAGAGGTTTTAAAGGGACGTGTCCCTTCTACCACATGCCTTATGGCATGTAACGAAGGCGGCGCTTTAACGGAGGTTTGGAGGCAGAGCCTCCATATATAAAGACAACAAGAACGCTTGATAGGCGTTCTTTTATTATGCAAGGAAGTTAGTGAAAAACCTCTCAGACTCACTGCGGTGAGCCAGCTCTCCTACAAGGAGAGCTCAGGGAGAGAAAAGATAAAAACAACAAAGGAGGAAAATTGGATGAAAGATATGCTGATGAGAATAGCACATTTTCTTCTCACTATTCCCTTAAAAGGTGTGCAGGGCGTAGGACAGAATGAAGGGAATATGTTGACAGATAAATGTTGCCGACAAATGGCAGTGCATAGAATGCTGTAGACAATGTCTTTTTGATAAGGCATTTTATAAAAACAACAAAGGAGGAAAATTGGATGAAAGATATGCTGAGGTGAATGGCACATTTTCTTCTCACTATTCCCTTAAAAGGTGTGCAGGGCGTAGGACAGAATGAAGGGAATATGTTGACAGATAAATGTTGCCGACAAACGGCAGTGCATAAAATGCTGTAGACAATGTCTTTTTGATAAGGCATTTTATAAAAAACAACAAAGGAGGAAAAGATATTGAATAAACCATTACCACGAATAGGCGTAGATAAGCTATACTACGCACCGATAATAGAGGACACAACGGATGAGACGACATACGGCTCGCCTGTGCATATGCAGGGGGTGACAGACATTGGGTACAAGCCCAACTCCAAGCAAGTGATGTTTGCTGCGGATGACGGAATATATGCAAGCATTACAACCGATGGTGAGATAGAGGTTGAGATAAGCGTTGCTGATATTTTAGCAGGGGACTATGCGTACTTGATGGGCAGTGCAATAAGCGAAAACGGCGTAG